TAATACTATTGTCTTAATGTTCTACCTCGCATATGCTTGGGCAACGATTATGAAGGATGACCCAATGAAGGAATCCTTTACAGATCTAGTTGAAGCAGCGCTGTATGGCGACGACAACACCTTCACCGTGTCAAATCTTGTTGTAGGAAAATTCAACGGAATGTCTGTGGCAAGGGTGTGGAACACTATTGGTGTGGAAGGAAAGCTTGAGGAAACCCAAGGGTTGACCACTTGCAAATTCCTTTCACAACACTTCCACACACTTAGCGACGGTTTTGTTGTGCCGCTCCCGCAAAAAGAAACAGTCATTGGAAGACTGATCACTCCGTCACGTAAAGTGACTCCAATTTTATCATTGCAAAGGGCCTGTGCCTTTCGGGTAGATGCCTATTACCAGATTGGAATCCGAAAAATCCTTGACGCTTTCGTGTCTTACATGATTGCTAGATTTGACGATGACCTAAAGGGAAACGCAGATTGGGTTGATGCGAAGCGTGGCTTCTTCAAGGAGGCGTTCATAGAACGACTGTACCGCGGTGAATCTGAAGGTAACGAATTTTTCCTGGCACAAAAGGTGCTGGGTTTTTTATAGGAAAAAGGAAACTTCACACGCAGGACTTAGACTAAGTTAACTAGTGCGTTCGAATGGCCGCCTTTGACGGCGAGTGGAAGACCCTTTTTAAAGAGGTTCCACTTCATGTTGGGCGTTGACATCTTACGTACGCGAAAAGTTTGTCGTCAATGTAAGTGCTTAAGTACCCGATTTTAAGGCTAAAACCTTTGTTGGCGAAACACCCATTGGCATCATTCCGATCATAAACTAATCGAAGAAATGCATATTTTAAAATTCAGTGAGAAGTGTGCGAGAAGCACGGATCATTGGACCGTTGGTTGACGGTATAAAAATCGAGAGAGTAGGTACGGTATTGGTTTTAATGCAGATGGCAACATCATGCTTCCCAATAACTGGATGACTCTACCAGAAGAAAGAATAGGAACACACCGGTTGGGTATAGTCCCCCATATAATACCGAGCATACGCAGCTTGGGTGAGGTAGGAGTGTACACTGTTCAAAGTATTCTGTACTAAAAACAAAATAAAGGTGTGGGAGCACTGCGTTGCATAGCTGCTCATAGGAAGTGAAGCC